CCGGTACTCGGCGACCAGCAGGCGGCCGATCAATCCAGACCGCTTGCGCGGCCCTGCGAGCGCTTCCAGGGCTTTGGCCGCGAGCGGTGTCAGGTTCACCCGGATCGACTTGCCCCCGGCCTTCCTGTGCTGCGCTGTCCAGTCTGCGGCCAGCTCGGCCGGCGACACGTTCAACGGATGGATGCGGGGCCGGCCGCGGTCGGCGGTGGGCTTGGCGACGGGCTTGGGCTGGGTCATGGCGTGGTCACCAGGTACGGGCCGGGTTCTCCGGCGGTGAACCCGAGCGCGCGGCGGGCGCGCTCGAGCATTTGGACGTCATCGGACTCGATCATGGCCTGCTGGGTGTCGCGCAGCAGGCGGAAGCGTTCGCCGGTCAGCTGGTCCGACGAATTCTTGAACAGCAGGGCGCCCGAACCATCGGCGCGCCCTTCGGCCTTCACGTTCCACCGCAGCGCGCGCACGCGCTCGGGTTCGTCAGCTTGGGCGGGTAGGCGAATTCGCAGCATGGTAGGGAAAGCCTTGTCGAGGAAGATGAAGAGCGGTGAATTCTATAGCGGCCACTCGCTGGAAAATTCCGCAGTTTTCGGCCGCGTGGGCTGTGTTCTGTGCACCATGGCCCAGCCGAGTGCGAACCGGCAGCGTGTGGATCGTGGCCATCGGTCGCGGTTCCGGAACCGGCACAGGTTGGACCGGAACCGGCGGAATCTGGTCGTTCTCAGGAACGGGCGCCCCCTGCACCCCGGCCGGCGAGGGCGCTTGCAGCTTGCGCGGCTCGACGACGACCCCGCGCTTGGCCAACCGCTTCGCGTTGTGCAGTTCCTGGGCTTCGAAGGCCGCCACGACTTGGCCATACAGCGGATGGTCCGGCGTCACGCGAATGCGGTCGTTCTCGAAATAGTCGGACTGGGTGTCGGTGCCATTCTCGACAAAGAACTGCGCGCGCACGGCCGCGCTGAATCGTTGGTAGTGGCGGGCATAGATCGTGATCGTCCCTTCGGGCGAACTCCGCAGCGATCCGGCGCTGTAGCCCGCCTTCTGCAGTTTCGCATCCTTCGCGTCTTTGATGCCGTTCCAGTAGAACCGCAGGGCGCTAGAACCGGCAGCATTCGTCGGAACCGGCAGGGTGTCGACTTCGGGCTCGCTGTTGTCGATGGCCTCGCTCGGCATCGCGGTCGCTTCGGTCGTCTCCAACGCCTCCGGCGCTTGATCGGCCGGCGCGATCAATTCGGCGGTGATGAAGTTCGCATCCCATCCGTCGCGGAACATGCGTTCGAACTTGGCCACCTTGCTGGCGCTGGCCACGTATCCGCCGGCGCGATGCACCCAGCGTCCGCCGAGGCCTTCAATAAGGCGCGCTGCGCGCGTCTTCCACCCATTAGACGACGGCGTGCGAACGACCAGGCAATTGCGGGCGTAGCGGTAGGAGGAAACGCTGTAGGTGCCATTGCTGGCGGCGATGTTGTCGGCGGTTGTCGTCATGGCGGCCACCTCAGTTGACGCCGTAGGCGCGCAGCGAATGAACCACCGGGCGCGACAGCGCCCAGCCAGCCAGAACAACAGCAACGGTCATCAGGATCATGGTCTAACTCCAGCCTGCAGAACCCCGAGGCGCGGGTGCCGGAAGATCCGGCGATGTGTTTAATATACGCCGTTATAAAAATAACGCAAGCCCCCGCGCGCGATTTTTCGCAACGGAATGTCACGCAAGCGCCTCCCGCCTCCCGCACCCTCCCGCCATCGCTGCCGGCCTGCGCCCTCGAACACCGCCACCCCGGACCCCGGGACGCGATCTTGGGGGCCGAAATTCAGCAGGGAGGGCAGGGGCAGGCGCGCAAACCCGTGGAACTGCCCCGCGCCGGACACCTAAGCCATTGATCCCCTAAGAAAATGTTGTCCACGTTTTGTTGCGAAACTTCCACGGTTTGCCCCTCGCACTTCCACGGTTTGCGCCAAAACTTCCACATGGACACTTTCCCGATTCCACCCTGTTCTTCTTCTTTAGATGATTGATTTAGAGAGAGAAACAGTGAGGAAGGCGGGGCGAGAGCAGTTCCACTGCTTGAAACAACCGATTGAATCCGACTTCCACGTTTTCAAACCCCCTTCCACGGGAAAACGTGGAAGTCGTGGAGGCGCAGTTTTCTTGTGCGATCAATGGCTTATGTGTACGGTGCGGGGCACTTCCACGGTTCCACACGGGAAATGCCTGTGCCCCCCCTGAGCGAGCTGTTGCGCACCTGGTGCGACCACCTGCAACACAACCGCGGCCGCGCTGTCGCGACGGTCGAGAAGTACCGTCAGGCCATCGAGCGGCTGGCCGCCTGGTGCGCGAACCCGCCGGCCGAACCGCACCTGCGCCCGTCGACGCCCGACCCGCTCAAGCTGACGCCGGCTGACCTCAACACCTTCTGCGGTCCGTTCGCGCACTCGACCGGCCTGGGCGCGCGTGCACGCCGCCCCCTGGTCGCAGCGGTGCGCGGCTTCTATCGCCACGCGTTTGGCCAGCGCACCCCAGCCGAGAAACTGGAATATCCGAGCAGCGGCCGCCCGCTGCCAACCCCCATGACCCTGGGCAATGCCGAGCGCATGCTGTCGTCGTGCGATGTGGCCACGCTGGCCGGCCTGCGCGACGCCGCCATCCTCGGCCTTTTCCTGGGCTGCGGGCTGCGACTGTCCGGGCTGTGTGCCCTCAATGAATCCGCCCTGGTGTGGACCGAGATTGCCGACCGCGAGCGCCTGCTGCTGCGCGTGCGCGAGAAAGGGGACCGCGAGCGCGTGCTGCCCGTGCCCGTCGAAGCCACCATGCTGCTGCGCGCTTACCTTGCGCACCCCGAGCTGCGCGACATCGATCGCAACACCGCCAGCGGTGACCGCGTGCTGTTCGTCAGCTTCCGCAACCGCCAGGTGCCACCGCACGATTACCACGGTGAAGCCAGGCGCATCGCCACCCGCAGCGTCTACGACATGATCTTGCGCCGCGGCCAGTCGCTGAACATCCCGCGCGACCAGATCCACCCGCACGCACTGCGCCATCTGTTCGGGACCGAGCTCGCCGAGTCCGACATCGATCTACTGCAGCGCCAGGCCCTCATGGGACACGCTGACCCGAAGAGCACCGAGATCTACACGCACCTCGCATCCCGAAAGCTCGCGCAGTCCGTCGACCGAGCCGCGCCGCTGTCGAAAATGCGCGGCGCCTTGCTCGACACCCTGCGCGCCACGGATCGGGAAATGCTGAAGGCCAAGCGCCCGCGCGTTCACCCGCCCGACGTTTAGAACTCGTATTGCTCCGGCCTGCCTCACCCTTGAAGACTGTGTTTGTAGGTGGGTGCAGCGGTTCCAGAAACTCACCCTAAAAACGGCCTAAATCGCCAGACGTTCAGAACTGCGCGTTGCTCACAAAAGCGCAGTCCCATGGATCCCACCACCAGCCACGCCAACGGGTTGCAGACCGTATGCACACACAAACACGCAGTTCATCCGCAGGAATCAATGCCGCACCGCCTGATTCGATCCCGTGCGACTCCACCCATGACCGCACCCCGGGGGCTCGGCGACCAGGCGCCCGACCGTCGACCCCGGGGGGCGGGTACCTCAACATCTGCACTGCTTTTGAAGCTGCCGTAGGCAGCGCGGCGCGCGCGCCGGCCGACCCGCGCATCGACGAGCTGCGCCGGATGAGCCTGCCGCGCGTCTGGCTGCGCGTGGCCGAAGCGATCGGCTACGAGACGTTCATGGACCTGTGGCGCGTGCTCTGTTCCGACGAATCGGTCCAGAACGACCGCCAGCGCGTGCGCGTGCCGTTGTTCTCGAAATACACCCGGTACCAGCGCAACCAGGTGATCCGGCGTCTGCACGAGGAAGGGCAAACGCCGAACGCGATCCGCCGCTACATTGCGCGGGCGACCGGCGAACGCCTGTGCAAAAGCACCGTGCTGACCGTGCTGAGGATCAAGGGCGAATGAAGACCGCTGTCATCTATGCGCGCGTCAGCGACCGCAAGCAGGCCGAGGAAGACGTGTCGGTACCGTCTCAGGTCGACGCGGCGCGCGCGAAGGCGGAAGAGCTTGGCGCGACGGTGCTGCGCGTCTTCACCGACGACGGCCGTAGTGGGTACCGCGAAGCCTCGCGCCCCGGCTTCGATGCCGCGATGGACTTGGCCGTGACCTATCCGGCGACGCACTTCATCGTCTGGTCCAGCTCGCGCTTTGCGCGCAACCGCGTCGACGCGACGCTGCGCAAGGTCGAGCTCGACAAGGCCGGCGTGCAGCTGGTCTACATCACGACACCGATCGACCGGAACACCGACAGCGGCTTCATCCTCGACAGCGTGATGGAGATGGTCGACGAGCTGCGTTCACGGCAGATCGGCGCCGACACGCGCCGATCGATGATCAGCAACGCGCGTGCCGGCTTCTTCTGTGGCGGCGTGCCGCCGTTCGGGTATCGGTCGGCCCCGTCGCCGGATAATCCGAAGCGCCGGGTGCTGGTGGTCGACGACTACGAGGCCGGCCTGGTGCGCGAGATCTTCGCGATGCGCTTGAAGGGGCTCGGAGGCAAGGGAATCGCCGCTGCATTGAACGCACGCGGTGAACTGAACCGCGGTGCGCGTTGGAGCACGACCACGGTGCTGTCGCTGCTGCGTGCCGAGTCTGTGATCGGCCAGACCGTGTTCAACCGGAAGAATCGCAAGACGATGCGGCTCAACCCGCGAGATACGTGGCTGATGATCCAGAGCCATGCGGCCATCGTCGACGCCGACACATGGTCCGCCGTGCAGTCGATGATCGATGCCGCGGCCGACCGCTGCACGCACGGGTCGCCGAACAGCACGCACGCCTTCACCGGCATCTTGCGCTGTGGCCGCTGCGGCGCAGGCATGCAGATCGAGACGGCGAAGGGGCGCAGCGCGCGCTACAGCTACTACAACTGCCGCAACGCGATGCGCGCGTCCGGCTGCGAGAACCGACGCCTGCCCGCGCCGGCCGTCGACAGCTACCTGATCGACGTGATCATGGACCGCGTGTTGAGCCCGGCGAACCTGCGAGACGTGGTGCAGAGCATCGAAGCCGAATACGGCCGCGCGGCGGCGAACCGGAACCGCGAGCGCGGTGCGCTGTTGCAACGCCTGCGAGAGATCCAGGCCCGCAACTCGAAGCTCTACGACGTGCTCGAACTGTACGGCCGCGACGCACCGAATCTGGCCGACCTGACGCAACGCATGCGGGACAACAACGCCGCGATCAAGGCCATCGAGCAACAGGTCCGGGCGCTCGACGAGCGCGTGGATCCGGAACTGACGATCGACGCAGGCTCGGTCGCATCACTCGGCGACTACCTGCGCGAGCTGCTGAAGACCGAGGCGAATGCCGCGAGGGCGAGGGCGTTTTTCGGTGGGTTCATCCGCGGCATCGTGGCTCACGCGGACCGGTTCACTATCGAATACGACACCGCGAAACTGATCGCTGCTGCGTCGCCGGTTCATAGTGCGGAATACTGGCTCCCCGAGTCGTGCGTACTGAGAACCGTTGAAGTGCCGATGCTGCGAGGCCTGAGTGCGTCGCGGGGCGGGTTGCGGCTAGCGGCGGGGTGAGACCAGCCCGGTCAGCATGTTGATCACCGTCGTGCGCTCGCCGTCGGTGAGTTTGTCGATCAGGTCATTGATGCGCTGGGCGTCCGATCGGTAGCTCGGGCCGGGGTCACGGACCTCGTGCACCAGTGCGGCACTGGGCCAGAGCCGTTCGACCTCGATGCGCACGTCGCGCATGCCCCATTCGGTCGGGTTCGGTCGCCACGGCGGGAACTCGCCGGCTTTCCAGCCGCAGAACTTCGCCGGACCCATCTCTCCCGCGACCAGGGCGTCCAGGTCGGTGGCGCTCATTCGGCGCAAAAAAATTCTGTCGCGACAGTAATCAGCGAGGAATTCCACTTCCTTGCGGCCGATAAATCTTGACCAGGTTTCGATGCAGGCGAAGGTCTTGCCGATGTAGGTGGAGGTCAGATTCGCACTTTGTGCCACCACAGTCGCACGCAGTCCATCCGTGACCAGGATCGCTTCGGCCTCTTCAAAAACCATGTCCCAGTCGTCGATGATCGCTTCCGCGCTCGCGGCGGGCCGCGTGTTGAATGGCTTGCCGTAGCCGCAGACCAGCCAGGAGAGGCTGACGCCCTCGATCTCCGAAATCGGAGCCAGGGTTTCCGCGGTCGGCAGGAAGCCCTTGGCCATGCGCGCGAGCGTGCCCGTGCTGATCTTCAGCGCCGCGCCCCATGGGTAGAACTTGCGGCCGGCCAGCAATTGCTTCAGCCGATCCTCGAATCCGGTGATCTTCGTGCCCATTTTCAGAGAGCCCCTTGACGACGGCTCCGTCCGTGGATATTGTCTGACCCGGTATGCTCTATTATGAGCAACGCGGAGCGATTAGGAATGAAACAAGCGAGTGTAACGCGCAGTCACCGGGACGAATCGTCGAGCCTGTCGCGGCTGACGATCTGCCTGCCGCGCGACCTGAGCGCGCGCATCAAACAGGACGCTACCGTCGAGCGCCGCTCGACCAGCAGCCAGGTGGTGCACCTGATCGAGCGCGCGCTCAAAGGCAGGCGAAAAGCCTGAAAAGAAAAAGCCCCGCGACCGGTTGCAGCCGGGCGTGGGGCGGGTCGGGGGTCATAACGGTTACGAGCCAGTCCTAACACCCGCGTGCAGTATATCGACACGCACACCGTAGTGGCCCCTGTTTTCTCAGTCACGAGAGTAACGGGGTGTAGTTCACATGAACGATGCGTTTGACCGGCTCGACCGAGCCATTCACGCGACCGTCCACGAATACCAGGACGGTCGCACCCGCCAGCGCGGTGCGGTGGCGCTGGCGCCGCGAGTCGGCATGCAGGCCGGCACGCTCAGCAACAAAGCCAATCCGACGATCGACACCCACCAGCTCGGGCTTCGCGAGTCGATCCCGCTTCAGATTGCGGCGCACGATTTCCGCATCCTGCACGAGTACGCCCTGGCGCTCGGCCACGTGACGTACCGGCTGCCGGACGCCGATTCGCCGATTTCCGATCTCGCCCTTCTCGACGACTACTCGGCGTTCCACGCCGCGGTCGGGCGCAAGGCGCAGGCGATCCGCAACGCGCTGGCCGACGGCCGCATCGAGCGCGCGGAGGTCGATGACATTCGAGGGGAGTTCGAATCCGCCGTCTGCGCCGGCCTCGAACTCCTCGCCCGCCTTGAGGTGCTGGCCCATGGCTGACCTGACCCAGCAGCAGCGTACCCACCGCGATCCCCCTCCCGCGGTGGCTCGTTCCGGCATCAGCGCGGCCTTCGAGTCGCCGCTCGTGAAGCGCCGAGAGATTGCCGGTGTGGGCCAGCACCTCTTCCAACTCTTCGGACCCGAGCTGCTGCGCCACGCGCAGCAGCGCCAAGGAACACGCCATGAAGCATGAAGTCATCGTCTTGATGAACCTTGATCGCCCGCGCGCTGCGTCGCAGCGCCGCTACTGGCTGCGCTTGGGCGACGCGCTCGACATCGCCGGCCTGCAGGTCGAACTGCAGCGAGAAACGACAGTCGATGGCGAGAGCGCTGCCGTGCTGCGCTTCACCTACGCTGGCCAGTCGAAGCCGGCGCCGGTGCGGGCCTGCACGCACTTCGGCAGCCACGCGCCGCTGCGCCTGGTGCCGCGTGCCGTGGCCTTCTTGGCCGGCCAGCCCGAGGCGGTGCTCCTCGAAGCGCAGCAGACCGGCGACGCGCCGGCCGTGTGGCCGATGCGCATGGCGGTGGCCGCATGACCGCGCCCGCCGAAAAGAGCACGCCCGTCCTGGTCCTCGAAGTGCTGCGTGACGCGAGCGAACCGATGTCGGCGCGCCAGATTCGCGAGGCGATCGACAGCGACGGCGACCAGGCCGATCTGAGCCAGCGCATG